ATGCCATTTGATTGCTCCTATATCAGTTAATTACAAACGCGACTCTGTTTCGGAGAAAGCCTCCTCCAAGAGTGCGCGACGGTTTGCTGCCTTGGGAGCCGTGTTTGCGCCGGGTGTGGCACTTCTGACACTCACCGCTGCTGCACGGGCGGCTTTCGCTGCCCGGTTGTACTCTTTGGCCTGTTTGGCAGACGCTTCAGCCTGTTGGGCTTTGTTAATCTGGTCAAACAAGTCAGGGTTTAAGCGGATCGCTTTTTCGTAAGCATCTTCCAACGTCTCGGCCATCCCACTCTGTAGGAGTTGGATCATGGTCGGTCGTGCTTCCTCAAAATGATCAGCCTTGAGTGAAAACTGGTTAATTTCGCCTAACAACTGCTGGTTTTGCTGCATTTCCTGCTGCTGTTTCCAGCCCATGACTTCGCCACGGACGTTGTTGAGTTCGTTCTGCAACTGCCACACCAGCGGATCAACGCTGTTTTGCGGGGCAGCCTGTGGGTTTGCGCCCATTGCGCCAAGATTGATGCCGTATGACTGCGCCAACTGCGCAAACAACTGCATTTTCTGCTGCGGCGGTGCGATACGCAACGTGTAGTCGGCCTGCATCAACGCAGACACGGCCTTTTCGGGCGTCAGCCCCATGCCTTGAATGGTCGGCAGGTACGGCTCAATGGCTTCCTGCATCGTGTCGGCAAACTGTGCCTTGGCAAGCAGCGGCTCCACGCCAGCACGCATCTGTTCTTCGCGCTGCCATGCGTATTCCTGCATCTTGGGGTCGGCTTTCTGCCAAACGTCGTGGAAGTCCTTTCTCCACGATGCTGGTGGACGACGCCATACAGGCGGTTCTGCTTCTTGCGCGGGTTCGGCACGTTCTGCGGTGCGTGGGGCAAAGCGCCCTTGTTCGTCACGACCGATTGCAGCCTCTATCGGCTCGCCTTTTTCGGCAGCCTCAAAGCCTTGCTCCAACATTGCACGCCGGTCATCTACCGGTTCTTCGCGTGCGGCTTCCATTGCGGGGTTGTTCTCGTCCATATCTATCCTCTCCTGTGGGGATTGGTGAAATTGGCGTGTTCCCGCAATTTGCGAATGATGGCGTCGGCTTGGGCGTTGGTGAGGCGATTGTTGACCTCATACTTCAAACGCTCAAGGCGGCTTTCATCCACCGTTGGCTTGGCAATGTGCTTGGCGGGGTCGTCGTTGCCTACCTCAATGCAGTTGTTCGCTTTAAGGTGGCGTCGGTGTTCGGATCGGCTAGTGACCATCTTGCCGTCAATCATGGACTTGTAAGGCACAATGTCTGGCATTACATAGTGATAGCGGCCTTTGGAGTCCTTCTTGCGCTCCACAAACTCGCCGTCAACTAAAACATAAGTGCGTTTCATTGGTTTAGCGGGGCAGGTGTTGCTTTGTTCATCTGCGCGATGATTAGACGCGTCTGGGCGTCCATGTCAGCCTTGTACTTGGCGGCAGCCTGATCACTCTGTAGCCGCATGGCTTCCAACTGCGCCTCAAACTGCTGCTTTTGCTGTTCCATCTGAATCTTGGTCTGGTTCTTCAGTTGCTCCATCTGCATCTGCTGCTGGAGTTTGGCCTGCTGTAGCGCCGACTCCATCTGCATACGGCTCTGCTCAACCTGACCCTTTTGCTGCAACTCGGCCTGCTTGCCTTGCGCCTGTGCGTCAGGCTGCTGCTGTTGGGCGGCCTGTTGGAGTTGCTGCAACGTGGCGTCAATCTGACCCTCAATCGGGCGTGCAGCCTTAAACGCCTGCATACCAAAGCGCAACAGTTCCATCATCATCGGAACCATCTGCGGGCTGGCCTGACCGACCGGCAGCGCTTGGGCAAGGAACCCACCGAACGCCTGCAAGAACTGCATACGATCTTGCTTGTTCTGGTTTTCGTCCAACATCACAAGGCTGTCGGCGGCAATGTCCACGCGGAAATTACGCAGCGGCTTATCGCGCATCAACTCCAATGCCTGCGGGATCAACTGTTGATCCGCTGGCGTCATCTGCTGGGCCGCAGCGTAGGCGAGAATGGTTTCTGGCTGGTACTTGGAACACATCACCTGCGCTTTCAGTCGGATGATTTCTGACGCAAACAGCGCCACATCCTCTTGCAGCGCACGCAGTCTCAATCCTGCGTACTGGCCTTTGATTTGCTGCGCGGTGGCCGTTTCCGAGGCTGCCGAGACGCCCCGGATGATGTCGGCAATGCCCGTGATTTCGTAGATTTGGCTCTTAATATCTTCTCGGGCGCGGTAGCAGTTGAGGAGGGCGTTGGCGAGCGTGTCCAGCGGGAGTAAGTCAATGCTGCCTTTAAGGCCGCCTTTCTCGCTGAAAGCCATCCACTTATCAACTGGTATAAGTGCATTGTTGTCGCCCTCCGTCAGTAGGCGTTGCAGAGCAGGTTGGCTGGCGTCGTACACGCCACGCACACGCAGCGCCTTTACCAAACCGTCAATGCGGTCGGAAAGAATGTCCAACTCCATCGCCTGATCTTGGTACAGCACAAAGTCAGGCACCGGCACCAACGTGTCGCTAGTCGTCGTGGCGTACAGCGGGCGCGGGCAGGGGAAGAACCCCTCAAGGTTTAGCGGGTCGTCGCGCACATCAATGATCTGCGGCATACCCTTGCAGAACCAATAGACGCGCTGCGTTTCCTTGTCCCAAAGTTCACAAATCTTTGCACGGTTGTACGTGCGTTTGGACTCGTTGTAAGCGTTTAGCGGCTCTGGGCCTTGGTCTAGCGGTATCTTCCGCGCCATTTCCTCGCCAAACCGCTCTGCCAGCGCTTCACGGGTCATGAACACCCAGCGCCATACGCAGGTGACTTCTTCCCATGTGCGAGCCTGTGAGTGCCCAAAATCGCGCCAATGGACGTAATCCACCGGGGCAACTTCGTACTCAATCTTTTCCATCGGGGGCGGTGCGCCCTCGCCCTGCTCAATGTTGCTGGTGATGAGCAAACCATCGTCGTCTAGTCCGATGGGGGCTGTGTGCGGTTCATAACGCACCCATGCCGTGCCACGGCCACCGAGAAACCGATCTTCCACGCAATAGTTCATGGATGATCGGAAGTCAGGGTAATGCTCTACCTCAAAGTCCAGCGCCCTCTCAAGAAGTTGCGAAGCGACACGCCCAACGGGGTCGTTGTCGCCAAAGCGGCGGCTTATGTCAGCCTTCGGGAGTTTGGCGTACACGGCAGGCTTGAGCGTCTGTACGTTACTCCAAAGGATGTTGAACTTGGCCGACTCGGTGAGCGTTTGCCCACGGGTGTCGTCCCGATACCGCTTAATGATCTTTTTTGTGCGAGCCGTCCACTTGGCGAACTCGTTGTCGTACTGCCCAATGATGCGCAGGTACTTGTCCAGTTCGGGCTGCACCATCTGTTCCATTACTTTTTTCCCTCATTGCGGGCGCTAATGGCGCGTGCCTTGGCTTTCGCCTCTGCCTTGCTGCCTGCACCCCAAGCCTTTAAGGCGAGTGCAAGGCGCGTGGGTTCGCCGTCTTTCTTCATCGGGCCAGCCATATTGCCCATACGGGCGAGGAAACTAGCGCGGCGCGGGTTGTCGCCTGCTTTTACAGGAGGCTTCAACGTGCCGCCCGTCTCGGCTTTGTAAGAGGCGCGGCCAGCGGCGTTTAGGCCACCCTTGGGGTTTTTGCCCTCTTTACGCTGCCACGCTGCGCTCACTTGTTTTCCTTCTTGGCCGTTTTGGCTGATTCGCGGAACGCCTTTGCAGTTGGCGCACCGGGGTCGCCGGGCTTACGCATACGCTCGCCAGAGCCAGCCTTGATGCGCTCTTGCTTGGCAAGAATTGCGGCGTATAGCCCGGGTTTAGACATAGTCGCTGAACAGGCCGACAACGCGGCAGTTAGAGTTACCCGAGCAGGTGGCGGTGATTGCGCCCTTGCTCGCCACTTCTAGCGGGATCACGTATACGCCAGCAGCCTGCGTGGCCGGGATGCGTACCAGTTCAATACCGTTGTCGCTAACGACAACAGTTGCTTCGGTAGCGCTGGCAACGTTGACCACAACGCTGTGGATATACGCACCGGCAGCGCCAAAGGTGGTAGTAGAGGTGGCGGCCACGGCAACGTAGTTGTTGCGCACCGGACTAATCGCGGTCATATCCTTGCCCTCCTGCTCACGCTGCGGTCATGGACTGCCCACATATCGTTGAGCGTAACTGTGTTGCCCGGCCCGACGATAAGCGGTTTAGCCTCCAACGCCGGGGTCTTGTCAGAAACTTCCTGCCATGATACCGCAAGCATACGGAAAGCGTCACTAGGGTGACTAGTCCAGTCGTGGCGCGGTGACTGACGATAGGCTTTCTTGTCCTCGTCGTACTCGCGTTGATACTGCCGCAGCGCCTCTATGCCCTCTCGGCAGCGTTCTGCGTCAAACCACACACGCGGCAACGTCATGCGTACCGCTTGGATGCCTGACTGCACGCCAATGTCGGGGACTACCGCTAACTTGGCTACGTCAAGGTGCGTGGCTAACTGCTCCACGATGCTCTTGCCTGTCTGCAGGCTCTTGGCGCGTGCGTCGTGCGGCAGATAGTGCTTACCGTATTTGTAGGGTTTAGCGGTGATGTGGCTGGCAATGTCATATATGTCTGCGCCTGACACGGCAAAGAAGTCTATGACGCGGATTTCCCCACGCCCAACCTGATAGAACCACACCGCTGTGTCGTCGCGGTATCCCAAGTCCCATGCCGTGTGGACGGGCAGGTTGGGGTCGTACGGTAGGTTGCAGATACGGCCTTGGTCTTGCGCCTCACGCATTTCCCTGCCGTAAAAAGCGCCGAGGATGGCAGCCTCAAAACTGCACTCGTACTCCTGTAAGTACTGATCCTCGGCCAACTGCGCTCGGGCGGCTGAAAGTTCGCCCTGTGGAAGTAACCCGCTGGATGAGGCGGGGAGGCGCAACAGGAACCATTCATGCGGTAGGCGTTGGGCGGTTTCATAGATTTCCCAAAACTGGTTCTTGCCTTTTGGGGTTCCGCCAAACACCGCCCAGCCTTGCTTATCTGACAGCGCGGGGCGAATGACGTTCCCAAATACGCTCGGCTTGAAGTCACCGTATTCGTCCATGTACACGCCCGAGAATCCAAGGCCGCGCATAGCGTCAGCGTTGTCAGCGCCGTATAGGCGTATCTGACTGCCGTTGATCAAGGTGAGTGTTAGTTCTTGTTCGTTCTTGCTTTGCGTGATGGGTGCGGCGAACTCTAGGAAGTATTGCCACGCAACGGCCTTGGCTTGGCTGCGATACGGGGCGATGTAGGCGAACAGACCACGCTCACCTGTGTAGGCGACGGCAGCACGGATAATGTCGTTGACGGCTGCGACTGTCTTACCTGCGCGACGATGCGCCACAAGGCACGCCCAGCGTTGCGTCCGATTGTGGAACGGCATAAACGCCTTGCGAGGGCGGTAGGGTATGACTACTCGGGAGCCATCCACGTGACTTGTACCTTGATCTTGTCGCCGTTGTTGCCGGTGTGTTCGTGGCGTGCGAGTTTGGGTACGTGGTACTCAATCACATCCATCATGCAGCGCCATGCGGCTTCTGCACCTTTGGTTTCGTAGATTTCGTCTAACCAAATGTTAAGGCGGTGAGCATTGCCGTCTACTAAACGGGCTATGGCCTCGCGTGCCTCTGCGGTTGCCTTGTTGGGCGATCCTTTAGGTCTTGGCATAGGGCTTATTTATGCACAAATGAAACAATAGTTAAAGAGTCAGCGTTGATGGCGTAACAAGACGGGCGTATACTGCGGCTATGAACGCAGAAACAGATATTCTGACCCCGTTCGTCAATACCGACGTCAAAATGCCAAAGTCAGTATTAGACGCCCTTACGCTGCATGAGTTCTCATGCCAAGCCAAAAAAGTTGCCACGGTATCGCCAGATGCGGTGCGCCAGTTTTTAGCGGCGCGGTATGGCGAAAAAATTGCGGCAAAGTTTAAACCGGAATATCTCATCAAAGCCCCATGCGCTTAAGCATTTCTGCGGTAATTCGTCCGTAGTAAGGCTTCATCTGTAATGCGCGAACGTCAGTTTGGCGTGGCGTTCTTGGGTCAGGGATATTGCGAGCCTTTACTACTGGGTCTAGTAATTCGTACACACGCACATCTTCCTTAATGCGACCCACGCCCTCGCCCGGTACGCCGTAAGGGTACGCTGGGTGACCTGACTGTGCGATAAGCGGCTCATCCGTGAAAATGCGCCCAACATTCTGGATGCCCGTATCAGGGGCGGTGTATTGGCGCGGATCGGTAACGGCCAATCGCGCTTCGCCAATGCCAAGGCCGCCACGCTCTCGGAAATTAACGTCTAACTTTTGTTTAATCGTTTTGCGTACCGAGTCTTTTGCCTTACGGAACTGTTCCACGCTTTCTGGGCTGCCTACCCCTGACCAATCGGGAATTAACTTCTTGATTTCGGCGTTCAGTTCTTTTTTGGCGGTTTTGCCGAGCGCGGCATCAGCGTAACTCAACATGGTTTCGCCGGTCATGCTGGCAAAGTCGCCCGCTGAGGGAGCCATTCGCCACGGAATGTACAGCGGATTTTCACCCGTGATGATTTTAACTTCTTCAGCCAGTTTCTTAATTTGTTTCGTCGGGCCTTTACCAGACGCCCAGACCATGCCGGGATTTTCAAACATAAAATCTTGACCGCCCTGCAAGTTTACAGGCTGGTTAAAAGTAACGTCGTTAATGCCGCGCAGAACGCCGCCAGCGGCGGTGCGGTCGCTCATGCTGGTAATGAACGGGCGGCCTTCTAACTCGGTAATGGATATTTCTGGCGCGTTCACCGTACCGCGTGACTCCACGACAGGCGTCAGGGCTTTTAATCGCTCCTGCTCTTTCACCCGAGGATCAAAACGCGGGTCAAATTCCGCAATTTTGCTCATGGTCGGGTCATACCGCTTTAACAGCCCTGCCAACCGTCCACCGGGGATAGCGCCCATCGTAGCCATCGCCATGCCAGCGGGATCGTCAGCGCGTCTAGCGCGTTCTACGTCACGGGCAGCGAGTGCTTGGCCCACACCGGGGATAAAACTGGCTCCCGTCTCCACGGCAATGTCAGCCAAATCTTGCTCTTGCGGGTCTAGCGACATTGCGCGTTCTGCGCGACCGCGTAGGTCTGCCTTGTCTTGCAAGTATTTAAGGGCAGCAGCCACGTTTTCGCGGCGAATTGCCATTTACTTGAACCGCTCCAACTTGTACGAAAGGGCGGCAATTTCGCCTACTATTTCGTCAATGATGTTTTGCAGGTCGGTGTCTTTGGGTAGGTCGCTTCGGATGCCTTTAACGAACGTCAGCAGGCTGTCGGCGTAGGCAGCGGCGTCCTTCTGTACCTTAAACCCTTCGGGGTATTTGTCTAACGGGATGATGCCGTAATGACCCTGATACGCCTCTGCGTACTTATCGGCCAAGTCCACGATGTTTTCGTAGTAATGGCCGAGGGCTTTGTGCGCGGCGTAAGATGCCGTGTTGAGGTGCAAAAAGTGGGCGGCTGTGCTGCTGTGCAACAACACTCCTACAAATTCTGCGGCGTCATTGTGATTTGCCATAACACAGGCCTCCCGTAGCGATAGTACCGCTCACATGATAGGGTTTCAACCTATGAGTACGTTCGTGTTTTTCCATGTGGGTGCGGATATTTCCATGCCGCAGAAGATGGTTAACTCATTGCGGCTACATAACCCGCACGCGGAAATCATCCAAGTGACCGACCACCACACCCCAACGTTAGAGGGCGTGACATGGACAGCCCCGACCGAGGGGGATATGCGTTTTCTCATGGAGTGGCGCACCCGAGGGTTTAGCGAGTTAGGGCTGGCTGACCCTGCCATGTACCTAGATACCGACATGATCGTGCATCGCCCAATCTTCCCATCCGATCTGCTTGGTAACGCACACATTGCGGTGTGTCGGCGTTCGTTTAACCGCGATGCGTCGTTTAACGTGCGCCAGCGCGGTCAGGATTACTCCGAACACGCAGGCAAGACGCTGGATCAGGCTTACCCCTACGTCGGCTGCTGTACCGTTACAGCCAGTTCCGCAGCGTGGGAGGAACTATCCGCGCTTTATGACGTACTGCCGGACAAGTACAAAGTCTGGTACGGCGATCAGGAAGTGCTACGCGATTACGTGGACTCCCTGCCCTCAACGTGGGTGGAATATCTCCCCGAACATGAGTTTGCGTGTCTGCCCGAGTTTGCCGAGCAGTTCCCCAAACACGCCATTACCCACTACAAAGGCAATCGTAAGGCGCTGCTACCGTAACTGCTCCTGCCGTATAGACGCCGTGTAAGCGTCGTATAGGTCTTTTACGGCGGTTTCGGGGTCGCGGGCTACGTACCACTCACCCCTTGGCTCAAACACCCTACGGAACGCCTCTTGCGCCTCACGCAGTTTGCCCTTGGGCATCTTGACCTCTACCCAGCACACCCACGGCAGTCCGTCAGGGAGTAGGCGGGTAACGAGTTTGTCGGGGATGCCTTGCCCTGCCGTGCCGTAGTCCACCACCGTGAACCCGGCTTTGCGGAGTGCCTCGGTAATGATCGCATCGTTACCGTCACGGCGGGCGGCGTGTCTCATCGTTTCTTTAGCACCCAGAGTTGGCCGGTATAACGCATTTCTGACCACACGCCACCGCCCGAGTCTATGGTGCGCATGATTTCGTCTATGTAGCGCAACAGCAGGGTGCGGTCGTTCGCAAGGTTCTGTTCAAAGTGTTTGTTGAATTTATCGCGGTATTGGTCGCTGTACGTGCAGGCCATGTCCTCAATGACGTAATACCCGCCCGGTCTAACCCATTCTGCACACACGATCATGGTGCCAATAATGTCCTCCACGATGTGACTACCGTCGTCCACTAACAGGTCTAGTGACTTGGCGGGCATGGAGTATTGGCGAGGGTCGGTGATCTGGATACGCACGTTGTCCAAATCTTTGCACAGGTTGGCGCACTCGGGGCGTATGTCAAAACCCCATATCACCGACGTAGGGCAGTAGTTAGCCCACATACGCAGACTGGCGCCACACGCCACCCCAATCTCTGCGATCTGTAACGGGAAGCGTTTGTGCGGGGCTAGTTCGGCTATGAGTTTTTCGTAGACTTTGGTGTAGCCGTGCTTGATGTTGCCTTTGTCGCTGCCGTACAGGTCGGCAAGCCCGGTGAGCGAGACTTCCGTAAGGTCAACTTCACCCGTCTGCGGCGTGTATTCCTCCGGCGTGACCGTATCAAGGTAACGTCGCACTCCACCTCGTTCCTTGCCTCGTTGATGCACCGTATCAGCCATATTTGCCACCATATTTGATTACTCTTGTACTTGTTTAGCGGGGGAATTCGCACGTTTTAATTTCTCCACAGCCCTCTCACCCCATAACTGTCTCACAAGCCCAATTGCGTCACGGTCAGACAGCACAGCAGCAGGGCCAGCCTCACGCACTAACTCGGCTACACGCTCTCGGTTCACCTCAATGCCTCTGGCTAACTGTGCGTCGTAGAAGCGTAGTCGGTTCAGCGGGGATTGTCGTACCAAGTCGTTCCACGTTACCAAGTTGGAGTGCAACTGGTGTTCTAGGTTATGACTTGGTTTAGGTTCTTCTGTTTTTTTAGCAGGAAAGTAAGTGTGTATATCACCCATGTTATTACCTATCTATGGTTTAGAACTGATGACTGATGGTGAACTCTGCACGGTTGAGACGGATTACGCCTAACGTGGATCGTGCAGAGAATTGATGACTGACGGAGCCACCCTGCTGTCGGCTACTTTTCACCAGATTGCTCCGGTTGCCATTTGCGCTTCCCGACGATACGCCGCGCACCTACAGGCTGGCTGCCCCGGTGTAGGTTTAAGGTCACTCTGCGCGTTGTTTCCCCGACCAGAGTGCCCGAGTGGATCGGCGTGGTGGGGTGATTGACAGAACTAGAACAGTCCGTCAGACTTCCTTCCACGCTTACCTGCAACCCGAGCGTATGGTGTGTTTCCCACCGCGTCAAGCCCCCGAAAGGGGGTTTGTCGTTTCTGGCGTCTGTAACGGCGTCAGAGACAATCCTAATAACCGCGTGCCATTCCCTCGCCTTACGTCTTGCGGCTCTCGCAGAGGCTCTACGGCGTTCTACGTTGGCGTAGTAATACGCACGGTGGTAGGCGGTACGGCTCATAGTTCGCTAACCTGTTTGATGCGGTTACCGATCCACGCCATGACAGGCACAGCCATGCTATTGCCCAACGCCTTGTACCTTGGGCCGTCTGGGCTTTCGGTTGCCTTGCGCCACGGGATGTTCGTGTAACCGTCTGGGAAGCCTTGCAGACGCTCGCACTCAACGGGGGTGAGGCGGCGCACTTGCATGGCATCGTTTGCAACCATTTGATGCTCGGGAATACGCCCGGCTCGCAAACTACCCGCATTTGGATATGCACCGACGCCGTATTGGCTATCTTGGTATAAAACGGGTTGAACAACAGCGTGAACGTCTGTCTTGGTCAGCGTGAACATGGCGCCCGTCGCATCAGCACCTAATCCATTCGGGCCAGAATGTTCGTCTCTGCCGATAACGGTTGCTTGGATAGCAAACGTGTCTGATTCAAAGTCGTACCGCTGCCCTGCCCCTGCCGTTAGCGTTTTAGCAATTAAGGTTTCGCTACCGCCACCAAGGTCACCGCCATTGGCTCGCAACGTGCCTACGCCCTCTCGGTACTCGGCAAGGCTTGAGGTGGTGAAAGCGCGTGATACAGGCACCATCTTGGCAGAGTTGTGGTTCATTCCGTCTGTGCCGGGGTCTTTATAGTCTCTTGCGTTGAGCGGGCCACAGAGTTCAACGCCTCCGCAAGTGTTGGTGGCAGTTCCTTGCCGCGCTTCTCGGCTCGGCGCAGGATGCCCCTGCAGGCTGTGGGACTCAAAAAGAACCGCTGCGGCACGTTGCCAACTTCTAGCGTTTGCGACAACGAACACACGGCGGCGTCGCTGGGCCACTCCGAAGTATTGAGCGTCCAGAACCCGGTAGGCGAACCCATACCCGAGTTCTGCCAACATTCCGAGGAAGGTTCCAAAATCCCGTCCTCCGTTAGACGACAAGACACCGGGGACGTTCTCCCATACCAACCACTCGGGCCTATATCTGCGAGCAATTGCGCCGTAGGTGAGCATGAGATTGCCACGCGGGTCAGCCAATCCTTTTCGCAGTCCTGCGACGCTGAATGACTGGCAGGGGGTTCCTCCCACAAGAAGGTTGATTGGTTCATCAGGCCATTCCTCGTATTTGGTCATGTCGCCGTAGTTCGGCACGGCGGGGTAATGATGTTTCAGCACGGCGCATGGGAACGGCTCTATTTCGCTATACCAAGCCGCCTCCCACCCTAGGGGATGCCATGCCACCGTAGCCGCTTCAATGCCGCTACAAACGCTGCCATACCTCACGGCTTGGCAACCTTGCCAGCCTGTAACTGCCAAAGGCGAGCATCTGGCACTTTGCCCGCCTTGACCCATTGCTGTACCGCCGCCCGGGTAACCCCAAAAGCCTTGGCAACAGCGTACTGGGAGCCGTATTTCTTGATGAGTTGCTGTGGTTTCATAATTTGTAG